TCATCGGCCTCTTGATCGGATTGCTCCTCAACTTCTGGTTCGTCCAGCTCGGACTCCAACAGCGTGGTCAATCTATCAATCGTGTCTTGTTCTGAAGAGTCTTGGGAGGGTTGCTCTGCCGGATCAATGTTTGCTTCCGCCATTCTACTCACCCTCCTGTTGATTACGCAACTCTAAGTTGTTGATTAATGTAGCAAATTGCTGCACGAACATTTGCCCTGCCTTGAACATCGCGTAGAGCCTTTCGCGCTCCCCGGGTGCCTCGGCTGGCGTCTGGAGTATCTGGTCGACTATCCCCTGATTCATCAGCTGGAACGCCTCGTTGAAAACCGCCGAGTTCAGCATCGCGCTCGCGGCGTCTGCCTTACCTTGCAGCTCATGCAATTCCATCGTCTCTAGATCGCTCATTTCAAAAAGTCCTCATCGGGTTGCTTTGGTTTTTCGGGTTTTTCGGGTTTTTCACTTCCCACACTTTTCTCAGCCACAGGGGCAGCCGCCTGCGCCCTGTATGCCTCGAATTCCTTAAAGACCTGCTTAATATCGGGCTTGGGTTTCTTTTTCTCCTTCGCCCGTTTAAGCAGTTCATCGAACCTTGATAGATCAGCCAATGCTTACGTTCCTCCCTTGTGCGGTTTCCAGTGCTAGTTCGGCTTTTTGGATAGCCATGTCGTGCTTCATCTTCTCTGCCTCCATCAACAGCTTAGAATCAGCATTCTCCTCGGTGTGCTCCTGCTTCTGACGATCAAAGACTGTCCTGTTCTGCTCTTTCAGAATATCCAGCTCAAGCTGGCCCTCAAGAACAGAGACTTGGCGAGACTGCATATCAGCTTGGAATTCAGCCTGATGCATCTGCATCTGCATCTGCTCTTGCTGTTGTTGCTGCATCTGCTGCTGTTGTTGCTGCATCATCTGCTGGAACTCTGGGCTGTTTGGATCTTGCAGGAACGCTGCCCCGTCCTTGATGTTCAGCAGCTCGAAGGCCCGGGACAGAAGGGCGTGGCGCTGCTGCTGGCCGTAGAGACCGCCAACAGTCGGGTCGGCTGGGTTGGATGTGAACTGTGTGTCCAGAGTCAGCAGCTTCTGGGCCTCTGCCTGCTGCTCCTCCGGGGTCAGGGCAACGGCCACCGTCATCTCGGTGCGGTCACCAAGCGCGGAGGGCGTCACGGGCTGGAACGACCCATCGAGCTGTAGCATCACTGTTTCGTTCTCGTACTCCACACCCAGCCGGTACAAGTCCTGCATCAACGGCTTCAGGAAGTTCTCGGCGAAGTTCCTGCACATGACCATGATCCGCCGGTTGCTGGCGTTCATGAAGGTGTTGATCAGGTCGCTTGAGTTCTGCTTGCTGATGGCGGTGGAGTCCATGCCGCGAGACATCCGGCTCGATCCAGAGCGTTGCTCCTTTTCCTGCTCGAAGTTCTCAATCGCCGTATAGACGTTGCCGTTGAGCTGCGGGGTGGGCAGGGGTCGTACCACAGACTCCGGGTTGGGCGACATAACGTCCACCACGGCACCTACCCGGTTGTCGAGCAAATCGCGTGGGTTCTTCACTAGGCTGAGGTTCGCAACCCAGCGGCTGGTGGTGGTCAGCATCAGGTGATCGACCACGCCGCGCTTCAGGCTCGACATAGTCTTCTGAAGATCACAGAGCTGGTCGGCCAGCGACATGCCATAGAAGCGGTGCGGGAGAGGGAAGGGCGTGAAGGTGCGGAACGGCATCTCGGCCACCATCTCGATGTCCAGCATCACCCGACGGCTGTGGATGCACTTGTAGTAAACGCACTCGTTGATCTCGGGGTCGTGGCGCTTGATGTAGCTCTCGTACAGCGTCACATACTCCCTGTCCCGGGAGTCATCCAAGCCGAAGCGGTCGTGGCGGAAGCTATCGACGGAGTCCCGGCCAATCGACCCATCCTCCTTCAGCATGTCCTCCTCGTCGAGCTTGGCGACCACATCGGGGTCGAAGCCCTCAGACAGCAGCTCGCCACGGGTACGCGCCATGCGGTGCGAGCAGAAGTCAGAGTCCTGAACGGTCTTGGCGCGTGGATTGATCAGGAAGTCCTCAGGCTCCACGGTCTCGACGCAGACCTTCGATGTGTCGAAGCGGCGGCGGGTGGTGCCAGAGATCGCAAGCTGCGAGTAGGCGGTGCCGGTCTGCTCGTCCACGACCTCGATAGACTCCTCCATCATCTCAATCAGCTCCACGTCGGGCGCTGACATCATGACGTTGAACTCGTTCTCGCTGAACTGCTCGAACTCCTCGGACTCGTAGCGGTAGTCTGCCTTCCAATACCGCTTCACCACTCCAGTTTTTGCCACCAGCGCGTCGTGGATAACGTCCGCGAGGATCTTGTAGCCGTTGTTCTGGCGGTAGAAGTTGTAGTTTGTCCACGCCGTAGCCAGCCGGGCGGTGTTTACATCTTCTGGCGACTGCGGGTCGAAGCGGCAGATGTTCCTGTCGGCGCTGAAGGTCTCCAGCATCATCGCCTTTACGGCCTCAACGGCGTCGAACACGTCCCGGGACACATGCTGCGAGCGGCCACGGGTCTCGTTGCCCATGGGTTCGCCGTAATAATATCTGTGGCCCTTGTCGCGCTGGTCGCCTACCTCGCTGTTGGCGTAGGTGTCTGCGGCGTCGATGTTTCGCTCCAGTGTCGAGAGCAGCTCCTGCTCGTCAATAGTCATATTCATGGCTTAGGTATCCTTCTTTTGTACCAAGTTGCTGCTGCTCTGCGTTGTTTTGACCAAATCTGGTCACCGATATGGCCGCGTAGCGCGTTGCGTCCATCAAATCGTCGAACTCTTTGTGAATTTTTCCCTTCTTGCGGTGGTAGCGCCGGAACTCCTCGAACCACGGGGATAGATTGCTGAACACCTGCAACCTGCCGGTGCGGAACCGCTCCAGCATCTCCATCAGCCCCGGCTCCACATAGTTGGTGCCGTCGGGGTTGGTGAACTTGCCGATCATTAGCACCCCGGCCTCCAGATACATTTCGGCCAGAGTCTTGCCAGACCCCTTTTCCGTCGAATCACCATCGTGGGGGTAAATCATGGGGATGGTTTTCCCTCGTGACTTGATGGCCGAGGCGTGTACCGCCGGTATCTCGCCCTCTTTCTTATATATGTCGTACACATAGATGGTGTCGTTATCTGGGTTGTAGGCCGTCCAGACCACGCAGGTGGGGTGGGTAATACCAAAGTCGATGGCCGCCAGCTTCTTGTAGTGGCCCGGTATCTCGAAGGGATCGCACTTAACAACCTCCTCGGAGAGCGCGAACACCATGCCCTCGCCAAGCACCGGGATGCCCTTGGAGCGCATATCGCGCTGGTATTCAGGGATGGCAGCCAGTAGCTGATCCTTGGTCTCTTTATTCAGGTGCTTCGCATCGTCCCAAGTCGCGTTTGCGAGGTGCTGCCCCTGCTGCCGGTTGTCCATAAACTGGGCAACCAGCTCGGTGACGCCGTTCTCTGGGGTGAACGTCATCGTGACGTACCCGCCCTCGCCGCCATTGCCGGTGGCGGTTCTTGTCAGGCACTGCGGGTAGATCGTTGGGTCTACTGGTTCCTCGTCGATCCAGATGAAGTCCTGAGATGATCCCATCAAGACATGCTGGCCCTGCGTATAGGACTTGAACGAAACCAGTGAGGTGTTGCCGGTGGCGTGACGTACTGCAACATCACGCGGGAGGCGTGGCGTGCCCATGGCCGGTGTGACCTGATAGGTCTGGTCTTGCCGGATCAGGCCGTTGCCGTCGAATTTGCCGTCACCTAGATAGGTACCAAACAGCTCCTTCACCACAACATCGCGGAGCTGCTCTCCTGACACCCCTAGGCACCAGATCGAGGTTGGTTTTTTGAAGCGGATACCGTTCCACCACTCCGGGTACTCGCCGGTTAGGTGGTAAGCGACCTCCACCGCCATTGACGCGGTCTTGCCGACTCTGTTTGCCGCCATCAGCAGGCGCTGCTTGTTTTGGTTCCCGGCCTTGTAGAATTTTTTCTGCCACGGGTAGGGCGTGAAGTGGTCTAGTCGGTGGGTTCGCTTGTGTTCCTTTACGACAGCGATGGCCTTGGCTATCTCCGCCGCTTTTTCCTGCTGCTCTTCTGTCAGCTCAGGAGTCCCTTTTTTGCGAACCGCTTTTTTTGAAGTGCTTACTGCCACAAAACGCCCTCAGTGTGTAACTCGATATGCCACCCGTACCCACCCACACCCGGAGTCCCAGATTTGCGAAGCGGGTTTGACCGGCCTTGACGCCTCAGAATCCGACCCACCCCGAAATCGTAAGTCATTGATATCATTGACTTTTTTCTAGCGCCGATGACGCGGTACAGTAGTAACTGTACCACGGTGACCGTCAGCCCCCGTCCTACCTAGGCGACGGGTTATACTTGATAACCGCATCACAGCTTCGATGGATCGATACCGGCATCCTTCAGCGCCTCGATGGCCGCATCGAGTTGCACGTCAACGCCCACGGAGCCGCTCACATCGACCTCCTGCCGGTCTGTCCAGCCGCCCCGGTTCTTCAGGAAGAAGATCTGCGCGGCGGTCTTGTCGCCCTCGACAGCGCCCTTGTGCAGCGCGTTCGTGACGGCGCTGATACCAGCGGCCTTCCCGGCCTTTAATGCTTCCGCAAATTCAGCATCGTCCTTCTTGCGCCTCGTCATCGTTGCCTGATGAATGCCCAGCATGTCTGCGATCTGCGCCTCAGTCAGCCCGATCTCTGCCAAGCGATACAGCTCTTTGAGGTCGATCTCTTTGTTGTAAGCCATACAAATGCCTTGCATTTCAATTAGTTACGCCACGCATTATGCGCCAAACAAGTACAGGTTGTGAATACAAATTGCAATTGTTTTAGCGCCCGGATTGGTGTGCCACCGGGTACCCGGCACGGCTGACACGCGGCGGAGCACCTAAGTCATTGATTTCATTGAAGTTGCCGGGTGAGTGCGCTGTGCCGGTCTTTTTTTTCAATCCATATGGGATGGGATTTATATGGGTGCGCCAGTGGGGGGCAGCGGCAGCCCCTATCTATAGATATGTCTTTTTCATTTCCATATGGATTACCTTTTACATTGACTCACTTGTCTCTCTCTCTCTAATTAAGAGAAAGGGTAGTAAAGATAAGGGTTTCCGTGCTCCGGGTAAGTGTGCCGGGTGATCTCAGGCTTCGGGTTTGCCCTAGCACACCCAGCACACAGAGTATGCGGAATAAGTCCCCGGGGGTTATTCCGCACGCAAAAGAAAAGGGGCCGTAGCCCCTTCACGCCTCAAAGCCTCAAAGGCCTGTCAATCTCCTCGGGGGCGCTTACGCGGCCTCCATGGTCAAAACGACTGACTTCAGATACAGCTTCCAGCACATGGCGATACCCTCGTCCCAAACAACCCCGCAGTCCGCTGCGGCTGCAAACCATCGCTGCTTATCGTCATCGAACTCACCGTTGTTATGCTTGGTGGCGTACAGGCCAGACTCGTGCATGTCTGCAATGATTGGCGTGACTCGTAATATATCCATAACTAGCGTGTTGATCTCCCCGGGCGCTTTCGCAGCCGCCTCTCGTTTTTCTTTCTCTTGGCCTAATCGGTTACGAAGCACCATGCTCTGTCCCGCTTGCTTGGTGCGAGCTTTGCGTGCCGTGTCGTTAATGGCTTTTTCTGCTGCCTGATCAAAACCATCCTCAGCGAACCATGCCAGTTTAATCATGACCGCGATTTGCTTGTCGGTCAGGTTGCTCAAGTCCATTTCAGCAATTGCGTTGCTCATTTCCATGTCTATCTCCCCGGGCCGCTTACGCGGCTCCTCTTGGCAGGTATCGAGTGTCTTTGGCGACAGAAAGTCTTTTTCTCAGAACAAAGACTAGAGGGTCAGCGTAGCTGACGTAATCCTCTTCGCCGTCTTTGCCAAGGTGGTATTGCGGATAAACTTCTTGCTCAACAACATCTGCAAGTTCCATTTCTTCGCAGCACACATCAAAGGTGTAGGAGGGACTCAGCTTTCTCATGCCGTTTACCAAAACGTGAACATCAGGCTTTGCCCAATAAGTTTTGCCGTCTTTTTTGAATGTCTCGTTAGTCATGTCGATCTCCGTTGTGTTTCTTGTTAAGACAAGGGAGATATTACAGCATTAAGTTGTAAAGACAACTATAATTTGTCGATACAGAGAAAATAATTCAGGCAAAAAAAAAAGCCCCTCAGAAGGGGCCATTGAGCCTTGATATCTCGGCGTCGATATAGAACTTGATCTTCTTGGCGTCTCTAAGCTGGTCGCTGTGAGATGACTCCCCGTAGCGGTAGCAGCTCCTGAATATCTCACCGATCTGGGCGTTCATGTTCTTGTAGCTGATCAGGTGCTGCAGCTCGTCGGCGCCACCCGGGAGCTGGTAGTAGCTGGCTGTTGAGCCGTCCGAGCGGCTCGGGTCATCAACGGTCTTCATTCTTGGCCTCCCTCTTAATCTTGCCGATCTTGGATTGATAGGCGAAGGTCTTCACCACCTGATCCCGGGACAGCGTACCGGCCTCGCGCTTGTACTGTGATGTGTCCGCCACGGTGATGGTGCCGCCTTGCTCTAGGTATTCTTGCAGCGCCTTGGCGCTTGCACGCCTCTGCGCCTCCTTGGCCTCGTCCCGGGACGGCCTCAATGGATCGTCTCCTCTGCCTCTAGGAAATCGACATCGACCCCGCAGCAGATCGAGTAGTAGGCGTAGGTGCGGCGCTCGACCATGCGGTCACCGTATGGCTCGGTGTCGATCTCTATGTCCTCGATCACGTCACACAGCTTCCCGCAGCGGGTGCATTGGAAGTCAGTCACCGTCATGGCAGACACCCCCCAATTGCAGGTAGTCGGTGTGCGTGCCCTCGATGACTCTCTCGCAATAGGCCGCCTCGGAGGCCTTGGCGTCCTCAAAGTCTGCGGAGCCTGCGGTGCCAAGCCCCGCAATTGCCAGCGTTGTGACCGCCAGCGCCGCTACTGTTTTCATGCGATCTCCTCGTTTATGCCTTCCCACCTGTCGCGGAATAAATTCTTAACCTTCTGCACCGAGGACGCCGATATGTTCAGCCCCCGGGCTATCTGCTTAGGGCTGTGGCCCTTGCGGCTCCCGGCGATCACGGCCTCAACGATCACGGGGTTCTGGTCGAAGCGTGCCCGTGTCGATCTGCCCTTGACCCTCGGCCCCGCGAACATGCGGGCCAATCGGCCATCCATAACGACCCTCGTCGATTCAAAGAATTTATCACTCATTTGTAGTACGAACCTCAAATTGTTGTAATTTATTGCGGCGGTTGAATCGATTGGGGTGTCGTGACAAGAGAGGCCACCCGCTGTCATCGATTCTGTTTCACGACTGGATACACTCCCAGCTCAGACTGAGGCCGCCGCTCCCCTGCCGGAGATGCCTCGGAATAGATTCACTCGGCAAAGCCGAGCGTCAATTGATGCTGGCGATCCAGCAAGTCTCTGAGGTGCTCTGAGCGTATTGCCTTGAACTCCTCCCCGCTGTCGAGGTCGCGGACACTGAGCCTGAACTCGTGCTCCTCACCACAAATTTTGCACACCTCGTCTATTGTTATTACGACACCGAGGACAGGTATCTTCACCTCTGTGACGCTGTCTTTAGGTGGCTCCTGCGTCGGACTGCACTGCTTTGGCATATCGGTTCCTTTACTTCAAACTGCAAAACCGGAGGCGAAATTATCACACTGAATTTGCGGAGACAACACTAAGTTGTCTTTTTATCGATTATCTAAAATATTTTGGCACCACCAGTAAAGATCAGACTCCTCCATATCGTGCTTCATGAGGTTCACGCGCAGGCAGACAAGCTGCACGTTCCGTGGGTTGAATAGGTAGCCCTTGTCCTGATCGATTCGATCCAGCGACACGTTTAAATCCTTGCCCTTACGGCCCTTGCCGTCCTTGGCGGCCTGCATCAGCACACCGCTGAGGGCGCAACGCCCCCGCTGCTCGTCCCAGATCTGCATGACCTGATCGATGTCGAGATCCCACTCAAGCTCACGCTTCTTGGCACCGTACTTGGCCTTGCTGACGGTGTTCCGCAGGTAGTCCCGGGGGCTATTGTGTTGTGTCCTAAATTCAGCGCGAGTCCGACAAGATCGACAGGTGTTTTCGATAGACCCGTCTGGCCTCTTGTAGAACCGCGCCGTCTCTTTTACCTCCCCGCATACGGCGCAGGTTTTTGTTTTCATGGTCTGCAACTATACGCCTAAAACGGTGCGTCATCGTCCCAGTTGGCCGGGTCGAGCGGGTCTAGCTCCTCGGCGGCCTCAACCATCACGTTGCTGTCGATGTTGTGGTGCGCGTTGAATGCCTTTAACGCCAACTCTGGGATTACGAACTGCACAAAGCGCACCTGCCGGTGACCCACCCGGGAGCGTTTCTCTCCCGCGATCAGGCCATCGATCTCGTGCAGGTGCTTCCAGAACTGCGACTCCTTGCGTGCGTTCTCAAATCGACCCTTCACGCTGGACACATAGGTCTGGTAGATCGCGTTCTTTGGCTCGAACTTGGCGAACTCAAGCACCTCGCCGTTAGTGCGCTGCTCCCGGAACTCTCCCGAGCCGATGCAGTCCATGATCCACTGGTCTACCGTGTCCAGCGAGTGCAGCTTCTGCTCATCCAGCGCCGCAGTCCTCGGAGCCTGACGGACATCGACGGTGTTGAGGTCGAAGTGTTTAAAGAAGTGCAGCAGGTGCTCGGCACCTCCCCGGTCATACCAGCGCCGCAGTGCCCCAAAGTATTTGGCGTCCTGCTGCCTGACGTTTGACACGTCGAAGATGGCAAAGCGGCGCTCGTCCAGAGACGCAGGCACCACCCACTCCTCGTTGGAGCTGAACAGTAGCCGGGTGTAGTTGGCGGAGCTGTAGCTGTCCATACCCTTACGCTCGACGGTGATCCGGCCATTGGTCAGCAGATCCTTGAGCGCACCCTCGGCTGCCTTGTTTCTGGCCCAGTACGCCTCGTCGCATTGCAGCAGCAGGGTGTCCTCTAGGTGCCGGTTGAACTTGCCGGTGACGTGCTCGGCCTTGGACACGATGCGGTGGTGCGCCTTGCAAAGCCCACCGACCAGCTCGCCAAAGAAAGTCTTGCCTGACCCCTTGGAGCCTCGCAGCACCAGACCCACACCGACCTTCGACTGCGGCTTCTGGATCATCTGCGCCACCCACCCAAGGATGTAGCGTGCGTGCTCCTCGTTGCCGGAGGCGATCTTT